TTTTGTTGATAATCCAAAAGCTAAAAATGAAAGACAAAAAAATTATAATTTAGTTGATGAAATAACTAAAGAAGAATTTAGAAATGAGTTTATATTAATGTTAATAGAAAAGGCACAAGAATATTATAATAGAGATTATGCAAAAGATATTTTAATGCCTAATATTGTTAAAAATGAAACTAATAATTATTTTGATGATAACAACCCTCTAATTGACTGGATAGAGCGAAGAATAAAAAAAACTATAGGGAAAAGAGAAAAGACAACCGCAATACATAAAGCTTATAATGATGATGATATTGAAAAACATTTAAATAGTAAAGATATGTTAGCTTATATGAAATATAACGGATTTGAAATTATAAAAAGTAGCGGTGTTCAATATTATACTGATTGCGAATTAATACAAAATATTTTCGATGATGAAATTATTGATAATTAAATTTTATCTATTAAATGAGATACAATTTCATCATAAGTATTACCACTTTCTTTTTTTATACTTGACATTAATTTATAATATTGATCTAAATCTCTATTACAATCAGTTAAATTTTTTACATAAAAAGTTGCGTGTCTCCCGCAGCTATTTATATCTTCATTTTTATTTTCTCCTTGATATTTTATAGGATTGTATTCCACTTTATAAGGACATTTTTTTAATAAATTACTTAGTAATTTTTTATCTTGTTTTAATTTTTTATTTTCTTCTTTTGGCATCCAGTTTAAAGGATTATCTATTTTACCGCCGTAACTATCAAAATAAGATATCATAGGCTTACCTTTTCCCGTTTTGTGTTTGGTTGTTGTAGTCCAGTGTCCTTTATTTGGGGAATCTTCATATAATATAAAGACATAATCTATATTTTTTGGTAACAATTCATCAATATTATTATATTTTGATAGTTCGCTATATTTTATAATTTTAGCATCTGGTAGATAAAATTTTATATCATCATCTCCCATTGGATGCTCTATAATTTCCTCTGTTTCTTTATCTTTATTATAGATATCTGATTTATTCATATATAATAATATTAGATTAAAATTAATTTTTAAATATAAAAATCTAAACAATATATATATATGTCATTTAACGTAAACACAAGATTGAATAATTTACAACAACAAATTAACGCTATAACAAATGAGGGTTTAACAAATCCTTTACAGGGAATTTTAGATGTAAACGGGAAAGGGTTAACTAATGTAAATATTATAGATGGTGGTAATAATATAATTGAACTAAAAACTAATAATGTGGGGGGAATTGTTCTTGATAATCCCTTATATACAACTGGCGATATAACAGTAAATACACTTCATTATACGGCATTAGACCCACCAATTAATTATAATTCGGTTACATTTAGATTAATAGGTTCTCAAACAGTTGAACCAACGGAGGGAAATATTAATATGTATAATGATAATCCTAACAGTGGATTTATAACTTATCAATCTTTACAGTCTCCTTCTTTATCCTGTTCTCTATCATTAGGGGCAGGTAATAATATAATGTATATTGGATTTTCAAGCAGTTCAACAGAAACAACGCCAACGTATGGACTATATATATTTTGTGCTGAGGGAATCATTCAAAATTTAACAACACAAATAAGCGTACCATTACCCGCCTTAACATTTAATTTAGATTTATCAATTATTGGAACAACTATGAAAGTTTTTATTAATGGAACAGAAGCTGTAACAATGCAATCAACCATACCGAATGTTTCATATTATTTAAATTGTAATTGTTACGCAAACATAGGAACAGAAATTCAAGCACAAAATATAAATTATGTTGTTAATAAAACCGAAAATTTATCTGATGTTCTAGCAGTTGGAAATAATGCAGGAGGGCAAAATATAACGGGTGTTAATGCTTTAACGTGTTCTCAGTTGAACTATACTACTTTAAACCCACCAATACCAACGCCAACATTAACTCAAGTATTAACGGCGGGTAATACTGGAAGTAATTTAAGTATGTCAGGTTTAAATGATATAGCTTCAACAACCGCGCATATTTCAGGGGCGGTTACTTGCGGAACGCTTAATTATACAACACTTAACCCCGTCCCGCCTTCTCAATGGGTAGGAACCGCAACGAGTAATTTAGATATGGGAACATATCAAATAAATAACTGTAATCAAGCTTCTCTTGTTCAAAGTCCTAATGTATATACGGCGATGCAATCTAACGGAGGAAGCGGATTAAAAATTACATCCGCAACTTTTGCAACACAAACGGGTATTGTTTATGATACTTATTATAACAAATTGCCCCCTTCTCAATGGGTCGGAACTGCAACAAGTTCTTTAGATATGAATTTGAACCCAATTTTAGATACAAATTATGTTGCTTTTGCTCCTAATGGCATTTTAGTGCCTACTAAACCAACATTAACAATACAAAGTGATAGTTCATCATTAACTAGTGGCTTTAGTGTGTGCGAACAAGGCGGTGCTAATCCGGGGTTAATTTATGATTCATATTATAACAAACCAACATTAACAAATATATTAAGTGGGGGTAGTGATGCAGGAAACCAAGATATAACAAATGTTAAAGATTTAACAGTTTCAAAGCTTAACTATACTACATTAAATCCACCAATACCAACGGCAACAATACCAACACTAACACAAGTTTTAACCGCAGGAGCAGGAGCGGGAAATTTAAGTATAACTGGTGTTAATAATATATCATCAATTCAATCAAATTCAGGAGATATTGTTAATACAAATTCAATCACAACGGATAAATTATTTTCAAATGATTTAATTTTAAATTATGGTTCAGCAGGTTCAAATTTTCAAATATTCGGCAATTCTGACCAATTAGTGTTTCAACAATATAAAGGGTCTCCTTTAGCATTAACAAATCAACCAATAATTATAACGGATTCATCGAATATTGTATTTAATACAGGACAATTATTATTAATAAATTCTCAGGTTTTAGATTGTAAATATTATACACCATCATTAAAACGCCCTATAAGTAATACACCTTTTACGGTTGAATGTAATGATGAACGTTTATCACATATTATAGAAGTTGATTTTCCCACAACATCAACATATACCCCAAATTATGGAGAGGTTTTATTTACAAATATAAATATTACAGTTAATTCAATAGGACCATCTGGCCCCAATCCATTCCCTCAAAATTTAAATGCTATGATATATTTAACTAATACACCACTAGGGGCTTATAATCCGTCAGTATCTAATAATATTGTCATTCCTATGACAGCTAATAAAACACAAACAATTTTTGTTTCTACAATACCAATATTATTATATTATTATGCATCTACTGCAATTGGAAATTTATATTGTGTTATAAAATTTAATGGTGTTAATCCTTCATCAGACCCTATATATAGTATTGTTTACACATTAAACGGTGTTGTGTCTGGTTCAGTATGTAATAAAACCGCCCTATCTATCATATACGGAGAATAATTTTAAATATTTTTAATATTAAATTATATATAATTAAAATCTAAATTATATATATATGGAAAATTCTGATAAATTAGCTTTACACGCAATACTAATTAAAAAGCCTTGTCCGCTTGAAACAGCTCAAGAAGTAGCACAAGAATTTATAAAAGATAATAAAAAAAAATTTTATCGTGAAACAAAAAATTATTATAGGTTTCGTAATATACCTAAAAGCCATTTTATACCTAAATATTATAAAACTAAAAAAATTAATAATAAAGTGTCTATAATTATAGGTAAATTAAAATCAGAATTTGAACACTTAGAAGGCTCTGGAATGTTAGATTTTTTTAAAAAAAAAGCAAATGAAGTAAAACAAGTTGTTCAAAAAGTTGTACAAAAAGTAGGAAATGTTTTTAAGCCGAGATTAGATTCTTATAATAATACTACTAGAAAAACTTTAGAAGAATATGGAAATTTACCAATAAAAAGCCTTACAATATGCAGAACCCCTATAATGAAAATTTTAGATACTGTTATAAATTTCTTATCTTTAAATAAGTTTTCTGATCTTAAAAAAAAATATGGTTTTGATGAATTATATCATTTACAATTAGTAGCAAATGTCGGAAATAAAAATATTGTTATTGAAAAGAATGAAGTTATTAATGTTAATACTTCTTTTAAAAATGATAGTAAGACTCAAACTTATCAAATTCCATTAAATAAAGAATTTACAATTAATCAAATGTTGGAAAAGGCAAGAAATAACGTAGGTGATAATTTATATTTTTCTTATGATGCATTTAAAAATAATTGTCAAAATTTTATTAAATATTGTTTAGAAGCCGAAAATTTATATAGTACACAAGCGGGCGATTTTCTATTTCAAGATATTGAGGAATTAGCAAAAGAGATGCCCCAATACGTAAAGGCAACGGCGAACGCATTAACAACAACTGGAGCAGTGGCGAATAAATTAATGGGTAAAGCTAAATTAAAAGGCGGTATGCATAATGGAGAGTTTGAATTATCTGATACTGGCGGAGTGCCTTGGAATGGTAAATATAAATATATGCATAATAAACAATATTTACAAAAAAGAATTGATTATTTAAAAAATCATTATAAGGGTTATTATCTTGTTAATTATTTTTTAAAAGATGTTGATGATGGCGAAGGAAATATGAAATATGTTACAAGTGCTAGGGCAAACGCAGAGGCATATGACAGGGCAAACCCGCAGAGCTTAGCAGATGGTTTTAAAGATGCTTTTAATATTGTTAAAATGCCTTTAGGTTTAATACCTGGGGTCGCTCCCGTATTGGATGTTGCTGACGGTTTAATTAATGGGGGTTCAAAAGCTTCTGGATTCTTTGCTTCCCTTGCAAAAGGTAAAAATAAGCAGAAGCCTACACAATTTAGAAAATATAATGAAACAGGGTTTATGCCAAATAAAGCTAAAAAATTATCTGGAAATATTATAAAAAAATTAGCTGATAAAGATTTTCATAATTTCGCCGTAGAAAATGGAAAAGCTGATAAAGGGTTATATGATATGAGCGTTATTTTTAATAATTGGATTCAAACTAAAGAGGGGAAAAAGTTTTTAAAAGCTCACCTTAAATATGAAACCGAGGATGAAAAAAGTGATGAAGAAAGCGAAGAGGAAGAAAATCTTTTAGAAAAATATTCAAAAAATAAAACTAAAAAAACTAAAAAAGTAAAAGCTATAAAACCATCAAAAAAAACTAAAGAAGAAGAAAGTGATGAAGAAGAAAATTTACTAGAAGACTATTTAAGAAAAAAAGCCCTTAAAAAATAATTAAAAGTCTCATTCATA